ATTCAGCGCTTGGACGACAACGATACTCCTATGGACAATCGTTTCTTCTTGATTCCTCCCTCAAGCCGCAACACTTTGATGGGTCTTGCCCGTTACACCGAGCAGGCATTCGTTGGCAACGGCGATGCAATCCGCACTGGTGAAATCGGTAACTTGTACGGCATCCCCGTGTTTGTGTCTTCCAACTGCGACACCACTTCTGGCTCAAACGCTGCTCGCGTGGCGATCATGGGTCATCGTGATTCGATGGTTTTGGTTGAGCAAGTGGCAGTGCGTTCACAAGTGCAGTACAAGCAAGAATACCTTGCTACTCTGTTCACTTCTGACACTCTGTACGGCGTGGCAGCTTTGCGTAGCGCAGCTTCTACTGGTGCAGCGAAGTCTTCTAGCTTCTTCGCTTTGGCCGTTCCAGCCTAATTGCAGTTGCTCCCCCTGCCCTAGTGGTGGGGGGTCTTTTTGAAACCTAATTAGGAGAAACGAAATGGCAGCAGCATCAGCAGTTGTAACCCGTCGCGGCAATGACCAATTCCGTGGTGTTTTCAGTGATACATGGTCAGTCGTTTGCACCTTGAACTCTGCTTCTGTGGCAGACCAAGCAGCAGCTACTGATACAGTGACAGTCCCAGGCGTTGCCTTGGGCGATATGGTTTTGGGTATGTCAGCCAGTGTGAGCGAGGCAGGTTTAGTTCGCCGCGCTTATGTTTCGGCTGCAAACACCGTGACCATTGCAACCACCAACACAACTGGTGGAGCCGTTGATTTGGCTTCTTGCACAATCGACCTTGTGATTGCTCGCATGGTCTAATAGGGAGGGGGGACTTGTCCTCCCTTTCTTAATTAAGGATTTTTATGGCCTTGTTCAAATGTAATCGCACTGGTAATGTCGTTGAGTTTAGTTTTGACCACGATATACAGGAAATGCGTAGACACCCAGAATACACGCAGATAGATGATTCTTCTCGTGTTGAGGTGGAAAACGAAGATGGAACAAGACAAACTTTGGTACTTAGAAAGCCGTTAGGTCGGCCTCGTAAGGTGTTGGCATGAGCGACATTAGTCCAAGAGAGTTTGGTAAGTTAGAGGCTCAAGTAGAGGCTCTACAAACTGAAGTCCATGAGCTTTCCAAGGATGTGAAGGCATTGCTTGAGCTTGCCAATAAGTCCAAGGGTGGCTTTTGGATGGGTATGACCATCGCTTCAATGGCGGGTGGTCTGATTACCTTTATTGGCGGGAGATTACTCAAATGAAGCCAGGATTGCTTTCAGGTAAGGTTTGCCCATTGGCGACTCAGGATGTTCATGTCAACCTGAAGCATCGCAACCATGCTTTCAAGGAATATGGGTATGGCCCACCCAACCCAAATGAGCCAAATGACGCTTTTTGGCTGAAAAAGGCCAAGATGTATAACGCGCCAACCTCTGCCATCAAGGGCATGAGATGTGGAAATTGTGCTGCTTTCATCCAAACTCCTGCCATGATGGAGTGCATTATTGGCGGTTTAGAGAAGGATGAGGGCAAAAATGAGTTGTCTTATGACGAACAATTCGTCAAGGCGGCTGATTTAGGATATTGCGACTTATTCCAATTCACTTGTGCAGCGGCCCGTACTTGTGATGCGTGGAAATCTGGTGGGCCAATCACTAAGGAAAAATAATGGCTTCTTTAAGCGCCCCAACAACTCTTTTAAGCGCTGTCACGGCAACTGGAGCTTCTAGAGCTGTTCAGTGTGATGCTGGCGCACCTGCATTCTTGCAAGTAAACGGCATTACTACTGCTACCGTTGCCTTTCAGGGTAGCTTGGATGGTTCAAACTGGTACACATTGGGTTCTGCATTGACTGCTGACGGTATTGTGACCGTTGCCAATGCTCCAAAGTACCTTCGTGCCAACTGCACCGCCTACACATCTGGCACTATCACTGCCAAAGTCCTCTATTAAGGAGTAAATCATGCCTCTGAAAAAAGGTTCTTCACAGAAGACTATCAGCGCCAATATTCGTTCTGAAATGAAGGCTGGTAAGCCTCAGAAACAGGCAATTGCCATTGCTTTGTCGTCTGCTGGTAAGTCTAAGCCTATGCCTGTTCGTGGTCAGCGCACCATGAAGAACAAGACAAAACGGGGTATGTGATGAAAGAGGTATGGGAAAAGAAGCGTCCTAAGTCTCTTGGCGCACCCAAACCTCTGACTCCTGCCAAGAAAGCGGCAGCCAAAAAGATGGCTAAAGCGGCTGGCAGACCTTATCCAAACCTAGTTGACAACATGAGAGCCGCGAGGAAGAAATGAAGACTCCTACTTGGCAAACAAAAGCTGGTCAAAATCCAAAAGGCGGCTTGAATGCCAAGGGCAGAGCGTCTTATAATGCGGCAACTGGTGGGAACTTAAAGCCTCCAGTTAAATCAGGGGATAATCCCCGCAGAGCGAGTTTCTTGGCACGAATGGGCAACATGGAAGGCCCTGAGTACAAGGACGGTGAACCAACCAGACTGCTTCTTTCGCTAAAAGCATGGGGTGCTAACTCCAAGGCTGATGCAAAGGCAAAAGCTAAAGCTATATCCGCAAGGAACAAGGCAAAAGCGAAATGAAGCCCATCTCCATTCCAGTCAACCCAACGGCAGCTACGCTGACTTCCGTTTATACGGTTCCGACTGGTTATTACGCCAAGATGAGCGTTATGTTCATTCATAACACCAGTGGCAGTAATAAGCACATCACAGTTCAATGGACTGATGCAAGCTCATCTACAACTTATGACATTCTTAGCCAATACACGATTAGTGCTAAGACCTATGTATTGTTTGATGGCGGGGCTTACATTGTTCTTGAAGAGGGTGACCAAATCAAGATTACGACTGAGACTGGTAGCACATTTACATTTATTGCAACGTTTGAAGAAGTGGGGTTGACAAGAACATGACCTACCTAGAAATGGTTAACGATGTACTGGTCAGGCTCCGTGAGCCTGTTGTCACTACTGTTAGTGAAACTACTTATTCAGCCCTGATTGGCAAGTTTGTCAACGATGCAAAGCGTCAGATTGAAGATGCTTTTGCTTGGAACATTCTTGGCCAAACATTTACTGTTACTACTGCGGCAAGTACTGCAAGCTATTCTTTGACTGGTTCTGGACAAAAGTTCCAAGAAATCAATGTCTTGAATGTCACAAGCAATATCACCATGAAAAACATTGGTACTGGTGATATGAATCGTAAGCAGAACTTTACGCCTACTGTCAACACCATACCTACTGAGTATGCTTATGATGGTGTGGATGGAAGTTACGACACAAAAGTAACTCTTTGGCCTATTCCTGATGGAGTTTACAGCCTTAAATTCTTCTTGGTTGTGCCTCAAGCCACTTTGTCTTCTGACAACACTGTTGTTCTTGTCCCTAGCACCCTGATTGTGCAAAATGCCTATGCTCGTGCTTTGGTTGAGCGTGGCGAGGATGGTGGTTTGTCGTCTTCTGAGGCTTATGCTTTGTATCGGTCTATGTTGTCCGACTACATTGCTTTGGAAGGCACTCGTTTCCCTGATAACGATGGGTTTGATGCCGTATGACACAAGCACTCCGCACATTCAGCGTTCAAGCTCCAGGCTTCTTTGGGTTGAACACCCAAGATAGTCCTTTGACGCTTGAATCTGGGTTTGCTGCCATTGCGGTGAACTGCGTGATTGACCAATATGGTCGTATTGGTGCGCGTAAAGGCTTTTCCCGTGTTAATTCTTCATCTGGCAACCTTGGAGCTAATGATGTCAAGGTAATGCACGAGTTGATTCAGGCTGATGGCACTTTGACTGTGTTGTTTGCTGGTAACAACAAGATATTTAAGCTCGATGGCTCAAATGCTGTTGTGGAATTGACCTATGGGGGGGGAGGGTCTACACCGACCATCTCTGCAAGTAACTGGTCTTGTGCTTCTTTGAATGGAATTACTTATTTCTTCCAGTCTGGTCACGACCCATTGATTTACGACCCTGCGGTAAGCACAACCACTTATCGCCGTGTGTCTGAGAAAACAGGCTATGTTGGCACTGTGCCATCTGGCAACATTGTTATCTCTGCCTTTGGTCGCTTGTGGGCAGCTGATACAACGACAAACAATGCCACTGTTTACTTCTCTGACTTGTTGGCAGGCCATGTGTGGTCAACAGGTACTGCTGGTAGCCTGGATGTGTCTCGTGTGTGGGCAAATGGCGCAGATCAAGTCATGGGCTTGGGTGCTCACAATAATTTCTTGGTTATCTTTGGCAAGCGTCAAATCTTGGTTTATCAAGGTGCTACAACCCCATCAACCATGTCTTTGAGCGACACCATTGGAAGCATTGGCTGTATTGCTCGGGATTCAATTGTCTCTACTGGCACTGACATTATTTTCTTGTCTAACAGTGGTGTGCGTAGCTTGTTGCGTACCATTCAAGAGAAGTCTGCGCCTTTGCGTGACTTGTCAAAGAATGTCCGCAATGACTTGATGACCTATGTTTCTGGTGAGACTGCGGCAAACATCAAGGCTGTGTACTCTGAGAAAGAGGCTTTCTATCTGCTGACATTGCCTACTGCCAAACAAGTCTATGTGTTTGACACAAAGGCCACTTTGCAAGATGGTTCTGCAAGGGTGACGACTTGGGACTCTATTGAGC